ACTCAGTAGTGCCTACAGAAGACATTATCAATGCGGCAACTGGTACTACACTAAAAGTCCCAAGTGATTTACGCGAAGAACATTTTGATTGGCTACTTAACGACTTTGAAACGTTTACTAGACACAAGGGACTTGAGAAAGCTATTCTTGAAAGCGCAGACCTGTTGGAAAAAGGTGAATACGGCAGTGTAGAAGAGAAGATCAAGTTGGCAGTACAGATTGGATTACAACGTGATCTAGGTACTGATTACTGGTTAGATCCTCGTGCTCGATTAATGAAGATCAAAGATAAAAATGGTCAAGTCAGTACTGGTTGGAAGTCAGTTGATGAAAAATTATTTGGTGGATTCAACAGAGGAGAACTGAATATTTTTGCTGGCGGTTCTGGTGCGGGCAAGAGTTTGTTCTTAGCCAACTTAGGTATTAACTTTGCAGAAAAGGGGTTGAACGTAGTGTACTTGACACTAGAACTAAGTGAAGAACTTGTGGCTATGCGTATGGATGCAATGGTAACAGGTATGGCCACCAAGGATGTGTTTAAGAACTTAGATGACGTTGAAATGAAAGTTAAAATGGTAGGTAAGAAGAGTGGTACGTATCAGATCAAGTATATGCCAAGTGGTAAAACTGCCAATGATATTCGTGCGTATTTGAAAGAGTATGAGATTAAGCTAGGACGCAAAGTAGATGTGTTACTTGTAGATTATCTAGACTTGTTGATGCCTATAGGCAAGAAGATTTCAGCAGAAAACTTGTTTGTCAAAGACAAGTATGTGAGCGAAGAACTGCGTAACTTGGCCATGGAAAAGAACTGTGTATTTGTCACAGCGGCACAGTTGAACCGTGGCGCTGTTGAAGAAGTTGAATTTGATCACAGTCATATTTCAGGTGGACTAAGTAAGATTCAAACTGCTGATAACGTGTTTGGTATCTTTACCAGTAGAGCTATGCGTGAGCGTGGTCGTTATCAAATACAGTTAATGAAAACACGTAGTTCAAGCGGGGTTGGACTAAAGATTGATCTAGAGTTTAACATTGACAGCCTACGTATTAGTGATCTTGAAGAATCAGATTATGATCAAAATGGTGCGCCTAAGAGCAGTGGTAACGCCTTAATTGACAGTATTAAACAGCGTACTCTAACGCAGAATCGTGTTGAAGACCCCGCAGTCGGTGCCAGTACTGGATGGGAGCGAGCAACGCCTAAGGAAGGGTTTGATCTAGCCAAGCCCAAAGTTACCGCAGAAGTTCAAAGTAGTAAATTGCGTGAATTATTGAACAATATGGGTACAGGTGATATCTAAGTCATTGTCCATACAACAAAGACATATCACAGTATAGTCACGCTCTGAAACAGATATAACAGAGTCGCTTAGGCGCTGAAACACAATGCCAAGATTGGCAAGGTCACAGAGCCAAAGTTCTCGAGTAAGACAGCCCACCATAAAGCCCAATGGTCTGTATCGGTCTGTTGAACTAAAGTTGATCTCAACTGACAGCATAACTCTATTTATGCTGATTTTTTAGACCGAAAGATAAGTACTATTATAATTGATGCCAATCATGAAACTACACACTATTACCACAGTTACCGATCCCTTAGCACAGCTGATCAAGGATGATCCTGTGCGCCCTGAAATTACCATTGAGCAACGTGTTAATGAACGATCGTGTATCTATGTACTGTTAGATGATCATGATGTACCACAGGCAGTTACCTGCGTGAGATTTTTGAATATTATACCTGCTACTGTGCAGGACATGTTCAACGAGATTGAATCAGTCAGTGTGGCAGTGTTCTATACAATTTGGAGTTATAGTGCGGGTGCGGGTCGACAGCTGATTCAACAGGCACAGGGCGCAATTAAGCAGACTAATCCTGAAGTTAATACTTGGGTAACCTTAAGTCCCAAGACTGAAATGGCTCGCAAATTTCATCATAGAAACGGTGCCCAAACTCTACGCGAGAATCAGGACACCGTCAATTACATCTACAGTTAATAGTTACTGTTTTTGTCTTGAAAGAGCTTGGCCAGGGGCACTGCACTGGCAGTAGAGATTAAGCTCATAAACACCACTGCGGCAAACATGTTTCCGCTGATAATGCCAGCTTTGAGTAGAACAGTGGCTAAGAATATTTCCATAAGTCCTTTGTTCTGCAGAACGGCAGTTTTAAAACAGACTGTGCGTAGTCCTTCTTCTTTGTAGGCCAACCAAACCCCTACAAATTTAGTAAACACCGCGATAGCATACATGATCAAGGCCGCTCCAATGATCACAGAAAACTCTGTAGTCCACTGTACCTTTAAACCTGTCCAAATAAAGAACACAGGCATTAACCAATACATTTGGTGCTGGTCCATCCCACCTAGCCATGCTGTAGTATGTCGAGGTATGATCATACCCGCAAAGAACGCACCTAGAACATAGTGCAGGCCTGCCCAGTGGCTGAATGCCGCCCAGCTAAGGACCATGGCCACTGTCAGCGTAGGCCACGAACTTTCGCCTAGCTGATCCATGATCTTAGGCCATACGTGATATAACACAAATGTGGCAATCAAGAACATACTGCTTAACATCATGGTTTCACCTAGAGCCACGATAGCACTTACTGTGATCCATAATACTAGATCGTCAAATGTAACCAAGGCTAACAGTCTGCGATAAAGATCTGTGCCGTATATGCCCAGACTCTTTGAAGCCACTACCAACATGGGCATGGCTGTAATACAGGTAGCTACTCCCATGGCCCAGATGTATTTCCAAATGTTGCCTTCGGGATTGTGCCACTGTGAGTCTGACAAGAACAGCCAAAATGCAGCCGCTGCCAAGAAGATAGGAACTAGTATAACTTGAAAGGCCTTGACCCAAAGAGTGTTACCTTCTTGCGCAAAGACTTCACGCGGTTTAAGTTCAAGACCTGCTATAAAAGCAAAGATAACTATGGCCAGAGTCTGTATAGTATCCAAGCTGGCTCGAACTCCTGCGGAAAACACCGTGGCAAACAGGTCAGGAAAAAATGCACCCAAGGCTGATGGGCCTAGTAAGATGCCTGCGGCAATTTGGAACATGGGCAATGGTACCCAGGACTCTAGTTTTAAAATTCGCCAAATGATCCACGGTACCAACACCATAGCGGCAATAATGAACAGTACAGTAATCATAGTTTTATCCAAAGTTCATAGTAAGGATCATAGCGCCAACCCTGGGGCGGTATACAGGGATCATATAGCCAAGGATGTGATTCGGGTGTAGGTTCAGGTGGGGTCCAGCGCAGACGATAGGCCTGTCTAATTCCTATTCTGGGCCCGTCTACTTCTAGTTCGGGATATTCATCGGCCCAACGACCTTCAATTAAGGGTTGAGGTTCAACACTGGTAGGCCCCAGCAAGCGTTTTAGTAGTGTTAGCATACTACTAATTATCCAACTGATTTACTGTGGAGGAGCTCTTCTGGCCGCGCGATTCTGGCGTTGGGTAGCGGCAGCACGAGCAGCCTGAGCGGCTCCTGCTTCTGGGCTGATGCTGTCAGCTTTGGCCTGCATGGCTGTGTTACGTTCACTGTTGCTGAGCTTTTCCCATTCAGTTACTTCTGCACGGGCAATTTCTATTTGCTCTTTGATTTCAGCGGCCACGCTGTCTAATATTTCTTTGGTCAATACAGGTTGAGTCACAAGATCACGCTCAACGCTGCCTGTCAGTGTCAGCAGTTCTGGACGTGTAGTTGCACCCTGGCCACCAGCGGCAGCAATAGCAGCCTTTAGATCTTTGATCACTTCAGTATAGGCATCACGAGCCATTTGTACAGGTATAACAGCCAGCGCAGTGCCTAGCCCTGCTACACCTGACGCAATGTCAAGTCCCATGCCAATATAGTCTTGAGGCTGTGTTTTGTAGCGTTGATAGGCAAAGTAAAGACCCAACACCAGTCCAATGCCGGGCACGGCCTGTTGAGCCATGCGTTGTTTAAAACCCTGTGCGCCACGACCTGTCATGTAGTTTTTCACAGACTTACCTATGGCTGCACCAATGATTCCACCACCTACTGCTGTAACAGCAGTATTGGCCACACGAGCTTGATCAAGTTCAAAAATTTTCATAACGTATTTATCGCGAAGCGAGCGCAAAAAAATTTGCCGAAGGCAAAAACCCGGAAAAAGGTTTTAGTGTTCATTATACTAGCAGTTAATTGACTAGAGTTAACCACCATGCTAACAAAGCCATTACAATGATAACACCAATCCATCCCCAACGATCCCAGGTAGAGAGTTCACCGAGTCTGCGATAGTAAACATCTCGATCTGGATCATAGTGATAGACTACACCGTCCACAGTGATGGTCTTTTCGTATAGGTCATTCATAGTAATATATAGTCTGCTAATAACCGCTGGGATATTCTTTTGGCAAGCCTGTGGCTAGATCTAAATTGGGATCTACCAAATGCACACACGCACTGAAGCGTAGCATACACTCTGTTAGTATGATACTGGGTTCTGGCACCCAAAAGCGTGTGCGATTGATATGCACAGTGTGATCCAATCGATGAGCTTGAATAAACTCAAATACTCTTGCACTCTGAGGATCTTGATTTAACACATAGTAATGACGCATGACATTATATATACATTGACGTAAATACTAGATGAATACTTGGGCAAGATCAGGAATTAAGGATCTTTTGGTAGAAACCTATGATCGTCATGGGTGGGCAATACCCGCACCAGTAATTGACTATCAAACCACAGTGCTGACAGAGTTTGTGAATAAACCTGATTGGCAACCTAGACCCAGCTATGCAGAACAGTACATGACTATGCGCACAGCCGGGCAAGCACAGGCATTGGGCAATGTGTGCTGGTTTACTCGTGCTGTGTTTCCTGAATTGGGCACACGTAGAGGCATCAACAGCAGTTACTATGTACAGCTGGGGCAAGGTTGTTATGAACGAGTATTGAGTCAAACAGAGTTGCCTGCTGTGAAAGTCTTGTGCGAACACTTTGAGTTTCTAGCAGAGTGTGCTTATACTGCTATACGACTCAACGGTGAATTCCGTAGCATGTGGGATTGACTATAAATAATCCAACAAGGAAACAGTATGCGTATAGATGAATTATTACCAGAAAGTCGGCAACCAATCAAAGTTCCAGAATTAGAACTGTTGCCCAATACAGGCGATCTCAAGGTAGTGCTGTTCAAGGGACGTAAACTGACGATCACAGGAGGCCGTCGTGTGGGAGGACGGTTGCCTGATTTTACTGTTGGCGCATGGTATTTCAGTATGGACGGTGGCGCACAGTTGCCTTGTTGGGTCACAGGCCAAAACAGTGCTGTGTGTAGTATTTCTAACTAAACATCAAAGTAACTGCCCGAAAGGGTCCTGCACTCATTAAAAAATTGCCGCGCAAAAAAATAGGGTGAAGTACTTATAGATTCACCCTGGTGATTCTGCGTCTATATGGGGTGATTTTAGACATGCGCTGTTGTAGTTTAACAACAGTAAATCATTTACATAGCCGGCCACCCCCACCCACCATGACAATCTTTTTCTCAACCTCCCGCCAAAAAAAATCCCTAACACACCGGGAGCGAATCGGATTTATGTGTTAGGGATCACAGCTCTGGAAGTATACCCTTCCAGTGGTAACAGCTTGCCGGGAGCGAATCGTTGGGCTGTCGTCTATGCAGATCTACGCCTGCTCTAGTCTATACTACACTACACGCACAGCCCTTAGCTGTTGCGCATACAGGTTACCTCTACTACAGCTTGCCACTTGTCGGGCATAGCTACACGGATGTCTGCTACCTTGAGTACCATACGCAGGCTCAGCTCTCGCATACGGCGGGCATTGTCCATAATGAACTGTACCACTTCTGTCTTGTGCTCATCACTTAGCTCGTATGCACTCAGCATGTCTGCATCGCGTACCACCTGCTTGATGCGTAGGAGCTTCTCGCGCTCTGTGTCAATA